AGAAGAGTACATTAAGATGCACGAACTGGGAGTCTCTCACCTGAATCCTCAGGCTGCACGACTCCTCGCCGACCACCTGCGGGCGAAGGGATACGTCACTAAGACCCGGGTGATCGACGGGAAGAGGCGTCGGGTGTGGATGCGACCGGAGGAAGGCGGCACGACGCTAGATGACCTGAAGCTGAAGCTGGCGGCGCTGGAATAGCTTGCTATTCTTGTGCGGGGCGGTACACTAGTAACAGTAGCGCACGGGGCGCTACGTCAAAAGGCGCTAAAATGGAAATCCAGGAATACTTTGACATGACCGATGCGGACACGGCGCTGCTGGTGTCTGAAAGCCTTGAAGAACTGGCGCTGGCGTTGCCCTTCATCAAGTCAGCCTACTTGGGCAAGAAGTTCCGGCTAATCGGCGATGATGACTCGCGGTGCAACGACAAGCCGTTTATGGACACGCTGTACACGCTCATCCGTCACGGGGTGAAATACCACGAATCGGGGCCGGGCTACTACGTCACGGGCGTCTACGGCTTGCGCGCGGGGTGGTTCGTGTACGGCGTGGGGTCCAGCGGGCAGTCCGCGATGGCTATCCTCTTCAGCGACGAGGGCTGAATCATGACCAAGGAAGAAAAGCTGCGGTTCGCCGACACACTGGTGGCAGTCGCCCAGGACCTGACGGTCCTGGCGCGGCTGCTGCGGGAAGACCGGGACGAGGAATGGACGGAGGTCGGTGCAGGACCGTGCTACGCGGCCATCATCGCGCAGGGGGCCATTTGGGAGGACATGGTCGCGCAGGGGGAAGTTCAGAAATGAAAGTGTACACAGTGACTGTCAAAAGGGTGGTACGAACTAAAACCTACGCTGTCGTCGCTGACAGCGTAGCGCAAGCACGACATCAAGCATTAGACAAAGCAGGACGAGACCCGGACATGAACCCACGAAAACTGTATGAAGTCGTGCGGGTGAAGACTTAACCCATGTTTGCCGGACGGTGGTTTTTGGTTAAAGGCGTCCGCCCTTTAAAAACAAGGGCTTACGCCGTCTTAACCCATTAACCCATAATGTGTATACATACGCGTATTTTGAAATTACTCTTTTGGTAGGGTGCTAAAACATGGGTTAAGTCGGTTAGCATCAGTTAAAGCGGCGGTTTTGGTCGTAAAATGATGGGGTTTGGCACGACGACTCGCTTCCGCATGACCTCCGTCTCTCGTCCCGACGAGCCAGATTTCATCGATTTCCGACTATCACACCGTCGTCGACGACGACTTGGGCCTCGTCAGGGAGGAAAATCATCGTCATCGATTCGTCAGTATCATGTCGTCAAAGACGATGATTTTCCTCCCCGACGAAAATCGTCGATTCATCGTCATCACGTATGACGAATGTCGTCGCGCAACGGCGGCAGTCGCCATACGCAAAAGAATACCAGTATTGAACTACGTAGGTGGCCTAGCACAAACCCGCGCGTCGCGCAAGCACTTTATGCGCGACGCGCGGCGCACGCGCGTATACACCAAAGCACGTGGCGTGTAAATACGTATATGCCACAATGCACCGGGTAGCATGCTGCGCTACATTAGCCACGCTGCCAACGGGGTAGCACAACACAAGGGCAACGCACCATGGGCAAGGCAAGCAAGGCCAACACCGGCGGCGCGCCGGTAGCGGCACCGGCTACGCTGTACACGCTTAACGGCAAGTATACCGGCAGGCAGGGTACCAAGTACGGCAGCAACGGTACGCATAGCACGTTTGCGGCGCTGGCTGCCGTGGCGCAGGCCAACGGTGGCACGCTTACCTACGCGCAGGCACAGGCCGCGTGCAAGGCAAACGGGGACCCGGGCTTTGCCGCTTACGCACTGCGGCGCAAGTACCTGCTACCGGTGCAGGTGTAACACGCTAGCACGCTAGCGCACCGGGCCGCGCTGCCGCAAGGCAGCGCGGTCTTTTGCGTTGCAGCACGACGACTTTGTTGCGAAGACGCCACAAAACGACGACGCGGGCGACGACGACCGACGATGACCCCCCGGGGGTGATTCACTTTGACAAAACAAAAACACTCACCCCACCCCCTCACAGAATCTTCGAGATTCCCACTCTGAATCCTCTAATACCCCAGTTTCTTCCCTCACAGAATCTTCGATCTCCAGTTTCGGATCCTCAGTTGCTATACATTCGGCGCCCACCTGTATAGTTTTCGAGTGCTGCACCACTTGCTTTTCACGCCTGCGCGCGTGTAGGCTGACTCGCCATGGACTTCCTACCTGAATCCACGCGCGAGCCGCCGGAGGAGAAGACCCTCTCCGTCTACGAGCGGTACCCCATTATCCTCTCGGAGCGAGCGGAGTGGGCGAAGAAGCTCAACCGCCTCCCCAAAGAGGGTACGAAAGAGCAGCTCCGGCAGGCCCTCCTCGACGCCTTCCAGCTGATCGGCGGTACCCCCCGTATCGCGGTGGAGATGGACGAGGATCCTCTCCCCTACCTCAAACTTTTGGCTGCGCTCGAGCCGAAGAAGAATGAGCACGAGCACACCGGCAAGGTAGAGATCGTGCAAGCCATCCCCCGCTCACCCCTGGACGGTGAATACACCGATGTCACAGATTGTAATCCCGTACGAGATGAGGCCGCACTTCCGGCCATTCCACTCTCGGACGACACGATTTGCGGTGATGGTGGCCCATCGACGGGCGGGAAAGACAGTCGCGTGCGTGAACGAGTTGATCGCGCGGGCGACGTATTCGACGAAGAAGAGACCTAACTACGCGTACATCGGCCCGATCCTGAAGCAGGCGAAGAAGGTCGCCTGGGAGTACCTCAAGGAGTACACCAAGGGTCTCGTCGACAAGGTCTCAGAGTCGGAGCTGTACGTCCGGCTCAAGCATAACGGGGCAGTCATCACCATCTGCGGTGCTGACAACCCCGACTCCTTCCGCGGGCAATACTTCGACGGTGTGGTGCTCGACGAGTACGCGGACATGCACCCCGGCGTCTGGGGCTCCATTCTCGTCCCCGCGCTGTCCGACCGGCAGGGATGGGCGGTCTTCATCGGCACGCCCAAGGGCAAGAATCACTTTTTCAAGATCTGGGACGACGCCAAGACGAAGCAGAACTGGTGGAGGTTCATCCTCCGTGCGTCGGAGTCGGGCATTCTCTCCTCCGTGGACCTTGAGATCGCCCGGGGCGAGATGGCGGAGGACGAGTACGCGCGTGAGTACGAGTGTGACTTCAACGCGGCGGTCCCCGGCACCTACTACGCTCAGCTGATCAACACGCTTGAGAAGCGCGGGCAGATCTACACCGCGGACGCGGAGTACTCGGAGGACTCGGGCATCCGGGTGGCGAGCGACCTTGGACGCTCAGACTCGACGGCGCTGTGGTTTTATCAGCCCCGGCCGGACGGCATCGCGCTGATCGACTACGAGGAGTCGCACGGCCAGGACATCGATCACTACGTCGACCTCCTGGCGACGAAGCCGTACCTGTATTCTCATTTCTACGTCCCGCACGACGCTCGGGCGAAGACGCTGGCGACGAAAAAGTCCGCTATCGAGCAGTTCGACGAGGCGTTCAAGACGAAGCTCAAGCGGGCGGTCCATCCAGAGGCGGGCCGGGTCGTACAAATCGTCCCGAAATTGGACCTGCACGACGGCATTCAGGCGGTCCGCAAGACCCTCCCGAGCTGCTACTTCCACCCGCGCACGGAAAAGGGAGTCGAATGCCTCCGCGCGTACCGGCGCGAGTGGGACGAGGCGGCAAAGGTCTTCATCGACTCGCCCGTACACGATTGGGCGAGCCACGGCTCTGACGCTTTTAGGTACTTGTCCCTCATGGCAAATCCTGTTAAGCTCCCCGCCCCAGAAGAGAAGCCAAAGATCGTCCTGCCGAGCACTCCTCAAGTCCGTCTCGACGATCTTTGGAAGGAACGGGATCGCACTTTGTCGCTTTCGCGACGTAGGAGATGGTAATGCAGGGTATGGCTTTCTCTCCCCTCGGGAATAACGTCTCCGTCGTCGGTGGCGTAGCTTCCGTGGGTGCGGCGCTCCCGGGCGCTCAGGGCGCGGCGCAGACGATTCGCGTCTACAACGGCGCAAACGGCGTCGCCTTCGTCCGGTGGGGCGACGGCGCACAGACTGCCGTCGCCACCGACACGTTCGTGGCCCCCGGCGCGACTGAGGTCTTCTCCATTCCGGGCAACGTGACCGAAGTTGCTGCTATCCTCCCGGTCGGTGCGGGTAGCATCACGTTCCAGCGCGGCGCGGGCATGTGATGTACCGAGCTGAGTGTCCCACCTGCAAGACTAGCTATCCCATCAAGCCAGAAACGCGCGGCGGGGATCAGCTCGTGATGGTGTGCTCGGTCTGCAAGACGACTTTCTACGTGACTAAGCGCGCTGGGAGCTTCATGTTCCCGCGCGTGGAGCTGAGGAAGAGTGGCACTCCGTAGTATCGACAACCTGCTGGTCACCCTGTCGCCGGAGCCTCCTCCGGGCGCACTCGGACGGCTGTGGGTTGACGATAATGCGGCTTACCCGAATCTCTTCCAGTGTACGTCGCTGTCTCCGCTGACGTACACGAGCATTACGGGCGGCGGTGGAGGCGGCGGCGTTCCGACGAGCCGTCAAATCAACACCAACGCCCCACTCTCCGGGGGCGGGGACCTGACCGCGGATCGGACTCTGTCCGTCAGCGACTTCACGTCGTCAACTCGCGGCACGGTCCCCGCCTCCGGCGGCGGGACGACGAATTTTCTCCGGGCTGATGGCAATTGGTCGCCGCCTCCGGGCGGAGGAGCGGCAGCGTGGGGCAGCATCACGGGCACCCTGTCGGCCCAGACGGACCTCCAGAGCGCACTGAACGCGAAGGCGAACGCCAGCATCCAGATCAACACGACTTCGCCGCTTCAGGGCGGTGGGGATCTGAGCGCGAATCGCACGCTGAGCGTGCTGGCGTTCGGCGCAGCTCAGGCGGGTGTGGTTCCGGCCTCTGGGGGTGGTTCTACCAGCTTCCTCCGCGCTGACGGCGTCTGGGCGACGCCTCCCGGGGGTGGGGGCTCGGCTGACATTAAGGAAGCAATCATCACCGTTCCCTACAACGGCTTCCGCCGTCAGGTCGCTACGGTGGTAGATGCGGCGGTCTCCCCTTCCAGCCAGATCATGGTCGGGTGGGGCGCCATTCAGAACACTGACGAAAATGATCCGGAATTTTGCGATGCCAGTTTCTTCGCGATTCCGGGCACGGGGCAGTTCGACGTCGTGGTGTACTGCGCGCGGGACATCATCGGCGGAACTTACAAAATCAACTATCAGGTGGGCTAAATGGCTGTATTGACCGATGCACGGGGTAACGAATACTCGGGTCAGCTAGACCAAATCGGCGGCGGAACGGTTACCGACCCTCGCGCGCCCTCACAGAACCTCTCGGCACTGAACGCCGAAGTCGTCATGGACCTGAACGGCCATGCGACCGTCTTCGTGGATGTTCGCGGCACCTTCTCCGCTACCCTCGTATTTGAGGGTACGGTCAACGGCACAGACTACTTCGCCATCCCGACGCTGAACTTCTCTACGCAGGCGTATGTGGCGAGTATCACGGCGGTCGCGCAGCTACTCCTGAACGTCGCGGGCTTCCGCCGCGTCCGTGCTCGCGTCTCCGCGTACACGTCGGGCAGTGCGGTTGTTGCGATGCGCGCCACGACCTCCGACGCGATCATCCAGGTCGAGCGCCTACCGATGACGCTCGGTATCACGGCGACCGGCGCGGCGGGTGCAGCTGTCACGCTGACGATCCCGTCGGCCACCGGTCTCTTCCACTACATCGACCACATCCGCATCGAGCACTTCGCGACCGCGCTGCTGACGGCCGCTGCGGCTCCGGTGATCGTCACGACCACGAACCTGCCGGGTACGCCGTCCTACAACTTCCGCGCGGACGCGGCGGCGCAGGGCACGCTCACCGAAAAGGTGATCCAGTTCGGTGCCCCGGTCCGTTCTTCTGCGGCGGGTACAAATACGACGGTGGTCTGCCCGGCGACTACGGGCGTCCTCTGGCGTGCGACGGCGGCTTACCGACTCGGAGTCTAAATGGACAAGCCCACTGAATTCACGAACGATCCGGCGGGGCAAGCTCGCCGGTGGACGGCTGAGTTCTCTGCCGCCCGCAAATTCGTAGAAAATTTCCACAAAGATGGTGACAAGATCGTCAACCGCTTTCTGGACTGCGAGGAGGGAGTCAGCCCGGAGAACCCGGATGTTCGCCTCAACCTCTTTTTCTCCAACATCGTCACGCTGAAATCGATGCTTTACGGGAAACTCCCCAAGGTGGAGGTTTCCCGTACGAGCGCTGATCCGGATGATGATGTGGCTCGCGTGGCATCGCTGATGCTTACCCGCATCCTGAACCAGGACATTCAGGAGGAGGGTGAAGATTACGCGACGGTCATGCGTTCGTGTCTCGAAGACCGTCTGCTCCCGGGCATGGGCTCTTGCCGTCTACGCTATCAGGCAGACATCCAGAAGACCACCAAGCCCGCGATCACTGATCCCATTACGGGCAAGGAGCTCGCGCCTGCGGTCGAGCGCGAGATTGTCGCGGACGCCTGGACGGAGACGATCTACACGCACTGGAAGGATCAGCTGTGGTCGCCCGCGCGCACCTACAGTGAGCTTCGCTGGAAGGCATTCCGGGCCTTCATGAACAAGAAGAAGCTCATCGAGCGCTTTGGCGAGGACGCAGCGAAGAAGGTCCCTATGAAGTCTAAGGGGCCTCTGGACGACGACAAGAGCAAGCAGGTTGGTGATACTCCTTGGATGCAGGCCGAGGTCTGGGAGATCTGGGACAAGGAGAACAAGCAGGTCTGCTACTTCGTCGAGGGTATGGAGGAGACGCTGGAGTGTGGACCTCCGCCGCTGGAGCTCGACGGCTTCTGGCCCGACCCGCCGCCGATGATGGCGAATGTGACGACGAGCAAGTACATCCCTCGCGCGGATTACATGCTCGCGAAGTCGCTGTACGAAGACATCGACAACCTCCAGATGCGTATCGCGCTGTTGACCGATGCGTGTAAGGCGGTTGGTGTCTACGACAAGAATGAGGAAGGTATCCAACGTCTTCTGCAGGAGGGCGTGGAGAACCAACTGATCCCGGTCGACTCGTGGGCTGCACTCGCTGAAAAGGGCGGCATCAAGGGCGCTGTGGACTGGCTGCCGATTGAGCAGGTGGCGAACGTCCTACAGATCCTACAGGGTGTTCAGGCGGCAAAGATTCAACAACTTTATGAGGTGACTGGCCTTGCGGACATTCTACGTGGCGCGGCGCAGGCGGGTGCTTCGGCGACGCAAGATCGGCTGAAGGCTCAATTCGCATCCATCCGGGTTCAGGCTCTACAAGACGAGTTTGCTCGTTTTGCCTCCGATGCTCAGAAGATCAAAGTCAACATCATCGCGAAGTATTACCCTCCGGAGCAGATCATACTCCAGAGCAACATCGCGAACACGCCGGACGGCAAAAACCAGCCGCTTCTCGAGCAGGCGATCCAGCTGATCAAGACCATGAATCTCGCCAAGTGGCGGATTCAGATCAAGCCCGAGACGCTGGCGATTGCAGACTATGCACAGCTGAAAGCTGATCGCACGGATTTCATCAACGCGGTTTCGTTGTTCATGCAGTCCGCTGGCCGCTTGATCGAGTCGGCGCCGCAGGCGACCCCGTACCTCCTCCACATGCTCAAGTGGGGTGTGGCAGGCTTCCGCGGTGCGCAAGAGATCGAGGGCGTGCTGGATCAGGCGATCGACGTCGCAACCAAGAATCCCCCGGGGGAGAAGCCCGACCCCCAGATGCAGAAGGTTCAGGCTGAGCTCCAGAAGTCGCAGATGGAGGCTCAGGCCAAGATGCAGCAGTCCGCGCAGGAGCATCAGATGGAGATGCAGCGGATGGCGCTTGAGATGAAGCAGGATCGCGAGAAGCACGCACTCGAGATCCAGAAGTTGATGATGCAGCTTCGGAACACCGTCGTGGGTGAATCTCTGCGTGCCCAGACTGCCGCCGCAGGTGACTCCGAATGAGAACTCGCTACCGCTGGGACCCCGAGAAAAACGAGCTAGTGAAGATTGAGAGTCAGAATGCGGAGTTCGGCACGCTCATCATGCCGGACCTTCCGGATTTTGTCTCTCCGATCGATGGAAAGGTCGTACACGGACGCAAAGGATTGCGGGATCACGAAAAACGACATAACGTGACGAACGTCAACGACTTCAAGGGTCAGTGGGAGAAGGCTGCGCGCGAGCGCGAGCGGTACTTCACCCAAGGACCTCAGGGTCGGAACGTTCCCCATCTCATCTCCGCACTCCAGAAAGGAAGAAAGTAATGTCTACGCTCCGTGAGGCTCTTGAGTCTGCGCTTTCGCAGGCCGAGACGACTGAAGAACCGATTTCTGCGGCGGGGGCTCCTGAGTCCACGACGACCGTCCCCGAAGGTAGCACCGAGGCAGGTACCCCTCCCGCCGCTTCGGTGGAAATTTCGGGGCAGGAGTCCTCGTCGCAGAACCCCGCTGATACCAAGCCGGTCGAGCACAGCGCCGAGCCGAATCAGGAGACGAACCTCGCGATGGAGCGGGGTCCGGACGGCAAGTTCGTTCCGAAGAAGACTGCGGCGGATCCGGCGGCTGCGAAGACTGAGCCGAAGGCCCCGGCCACCGAGAGTCTCTTTCCCGAGCCGCCGGTGTCGTGGAAGAAGGAGGCTAAGGAGGCGTGGAAGGATCTGCCTGAGATGGCTCGGCGCGAGGTTATTCGGCGCGAACGGGATATTGACAAGGCGCTCTCGCAGGCGGCTCCCGCCCGCAAGTTCGCTGACGACTTCCACAAGACCATCGCGCCGTACACGCCTTACCTCCAGACGCGCGGCACGACCCCGCTGGAGGCGATCGACAGCGTGATGCGGACCGCGGCAGGTCTTGTTCAGGGCTCGCCGGTGCAGAAGGCGGATATCATCGCTGACCTCATCAGCGAGTACGGTGTCGACCTCCGCGTCCTCGACGCCGCACTGACCTCCAACCTGAAGAACCCGCGTCCGCGCCAGCAGGTTCAGCAGATGCCGGACCTGCGCAATCATCCTCAGCTCGCTCCCGTGTTTCAGGTCGCTGAGCGCCTGAGCTCGGTGGAGCAGCAGCGGGCGCAAGCTCTAGAGCAGCAGGCGTCTCAGGCGGTCGAGACGCTGGCTCAGAAGGAGTTCTTTGAAGAAGTCCAGGATGACCTCGCGGACATTCTGGAGCTCGCTGCTAAGAGCAACCGCAAGATCACGCTCGACGAGGCGTACGATCGCGCGTGCCAGCTCCACCCACAGGTGTCGAAGATCATTGCTCAGCGAAAGGAAGCTGAAGCCGCAGCCGCAGCTCGGGCCTCTGCCGAGCAGGCTCGTCGGGCAGCTTCCTCCATCGCGGGCGCGCCGTCGGGGGATGGTACTCGCGCTGGTCCGAAGGATCGTCGTGATGTGATTGGGTATTGCGTTTCCGTTTGGTGCCGCGTATAGTGACGTCCCGTGAACTAGGAACTCCCAGCCCAACGGCAGAGGTCCCCAAGTTCGGATGCTCGCAAGGCGATGGCCTCATGCGTCGGTTTTGTGTTCAATCCCTAACTTAGGAGATTTCTGCAATGGCTTTTCCCAATGTGAGCGATATCATCGCCACGACCATCCAGAGTCGTACGCGCGAGATCGCGGATAACGTCACGGAGAACAACGCGCTCCTGACGTGGATGAAGAAGCGCGGGAACATCAAGACGTTCTCGGGCGGTAACGTCATTCTCCAGGAGCTGAGCTTCGCGGAGAATGCGAACGGCGGCTTCTACAGCGGTTACGACCTCCTTCCGGTCGCGGCGGCTGACGTCATCAGCGCCGCGGAGTTCGGCATCCGTCAGGCGGCGGTGCCGGTGGTCATCTCGGGTCTCGAGATGCTCCAGAACAGCGGCAAGGAGGCGATGATCGACCTGCTGGACAGCCGCATCGCGGTTGCTGAGAGCACGCTCGCGAACATCATCGCGACCTCGCTCTACAGCGACGGCACCGGCTCGGGCGGTCGTGAGATCACCGGTCTCGGCGCGGCGGTACCGCTGAACCCGGCGACCGGCGTCTACGGCGGCATCGACCGTGCGACCTGGACCTTCTGGCGCAATCAGGTCAACAACACGTCGGCCCTGACCGCCGCGACCATCGGCCCCGCGATGAACTCGCTCTGGGCGCAGTGCGTGCGTGGTTCGGATCGCCCGAACCTGATCCTGTCGGACTCTACGATGTGGAATCTGTACACCGCGAGCCTTCAGGCCCTCCAGCGGTTCGCTTCGGCGGACAGCGCGGGTCTCGGCTTCCCGACGCTCAAGTTCATGGACGCGGACGTCGTTCTGGACGGCGGCATCGGCGGCGCGTGCCCGGCCGGTACGATGTTCTTCCTCAATACGAAGTACATCCACTACCGTCCGCACGCTCAGCGCAACATGGTCCCGCTGGCGCCGAACAAGCGTTACGCGATCAACCAGGACGCTGAGGTCCAGATCCTCGCGTGGGCGGGCAACATGACTTGCTCGGGTGCCCGCTTCCAGGGTCGCCTGGACAACAACTAAGAGGAGTCTGCAGACATGGGTGCTCAGGTTATCGGTATTGGTCCGGACGCGTTCATCGCTTCGGCGGTGGCGCAGTTCCGTCTCGGCTCCATCGGTGGCTACGACGATCCCGTCGACGGCTACAAGGAGTACATCTACGGGCAGAACCAGAACGGCGCTACGTCGCTCGGTCAGCTCTGCGCGGAGGGTGCGGCGAGCGTGTTCACCCCGGTCACCACGGCGAACACCGCCGGTGGTCAGCTCGGCGGTCACGGTACGCGCGTCGGCGCTGCGGTGCAGGCTCTGGCTGCCAACCAGTTCGGTTGGTTCCAGATCTACGGTCGCGGCGCGGTCCTGACGGCAGCGGCGGTCGCGGTCGGCACTCGTCTCAACACGACCGCTACGGCGGGCGCGATTGACGACGATGGCACGGCGGGCGCGCGTGCCATCAACGGCCTCGTGCTGAAGACGGCGGCGGGCGGCGCGGTGGTTGCGCCGGACGCTCGCTTCTCCTACCCGACGGTCGGCGTGACGATCTAAGGCTGAGATAAGAGGGGGCCTACGAGGCCCCCTCACTCCCTCCACCCCACAAGGATAAACCATGGAAGCCGATTACTCAATGACGGCTCAGGCATTCGGAGACGAATCCGAGGCTGACAAGAAGCTCTATGTTCAGTTCTACGTCCGCGCGCATCTGGATCAGGGCAAGACCGCGGAAGCTGGTCGCCCGATCTACTACGACCGCGAGTACGTCCGCATCATCGCCCCCGGCGACAAGACCAACATCGTGGACCGCCCGGTGTGGGATCTCGATCGCACTCGCTTCCCGCAGCACTACGCGCGGTTCAAGCAGGGCATGACGGAGCAGACGGTCGGCACGCCGCTGACGGTCGTGGGCTGGCTGACTCCTGCGCAGATCGAGGAGCTCGCCTACTTCAAGATCAAGACCGTCGAGCAGCTTGCGTATGTCGCGGACAGCGTGGCATCCAAGATGGCCGGTCTGCAGGGTCTTAAGCAGAAGGCCTCTGCGTTCCTCGAAGCTGCGAAGGGTCAGGCACCCCTCACGAAGATGCAGGCGGAGCTCGAGAGCCGCGACGCCCAGATTGCGGCGCTCATGGCACGTCTCGAGACGCTGGAAGCCAATTCCGAGGCCAAGGCCGCGAAGGGGAAGTAAATGCCGAGATTCGACACAGCGGGTAACATCATCAACGGGGCGGCTGGTGAAGTCGGCCTCACCCCTGTGTCGGATCCGTTTGCGTCCACAGACCCCAACTTCGTCCAGCTCAGGAATCTGTTGACGGTCTGTGGACGCGAGCTCTTCGGAGCTCGCTCGAACGGGTGGGCGAAGCTGACTCGGAAATTCAGCTTTACCACTCCGGCTGTTCCCGTCACGAACGTGGTCGCTCTCCCCACTGATTTCGGGTACTTCCTGGATCAGACTGGCTGGAATCCCACCGAGCGACTGCCGCTCGGTGGGCCTCTTACGGTGCAGGACTGGGATTACCTCGTGGCGACCAACCTCGCCCCGAGCACGATCTACCTCTGCTTCTACTTTGAGGCGGGGGAGATCCGTCTTCTACCTAATCCGCCTCCAGCAAACACGACGATCTCTTTCTCGTATGTCTCGCGTAATTGGGTCGGTGACGGCACGACTTTCGCGAACGATCAGGTCACGAACAGCTCTGACGTCGTTTACTACGAGCCAATTCTCATCCAGAAGTTGCTCAAACTGCGCTTTCTGGAGGCCAAGGGCTTTGACTCGCGCGCTGCGGCGCAGCAGTTCAATCAGGTCTGGGAGACCTACTGTGGGAAGGATAAGTCGGCGCCCGTACTTTCTATGGCCCGGGGACGAGTTTATCCCTATCTCTCGTGGCGCAATGTTCCTGAGACCGGGTTCGGGCAGCCATGAGGCAGCAGGGATTCGGTAACGACGGGGTCGCCACGCAGGCCTCCAAGCCGACTTCTATCGGCTTCTGTACTCGGGGCATCAACGCCGTAGACAATCTGGCGTTGATGGACCCGCAGGATGCCGTTTATCTATTCAACATGGTGCCGACGCGCTTCGGTACTCGTGTTCGTGATGGCTATCAGGAGTGGGCGACCGGCTGCGGCACTGAGGTCCGTACGATCGTCCCCTACAACGGCGCGTCCTCGGCGGCTGATCGCCTGTTCGCCTGTGCCAACGATCGTATCTACGACGTCACCTCCAGTACGTCGGCTCCTGGGACTGAGGTAACGTGGCCTGTAGCTTCCGTCGACTCGGGCTATTGCTCTTGGCAGTCTGTGACGACCGCGGCCGGACGATTCCTTGCCCTGTGTGACGAGCAGAACGGCTACTATCGCTATCAGGAAGCGAGTGATACGTGGGTCAAGACGACCGCACTCGAAGTCACTGGAGTTGACCCCGCGCTGTTCGCCCACGTCTGTCTCCACAAGTCCCGTCTCTGGTTCACTGAGAAGGGCAGCTCACGCGCGTGGTATCTCGCCGCGGATGCTATCATCGGCGCTGCCACTCGCTTCGACTTCGGTAACAAGTTCACCCGAGGCGGTACACTTGTCGGCCTCTTTAGCTGGACAGTGGACGGTGGTGAGGGTGTCGATGACTACCTCGTGGCCGTCTCGTCCGCAGGTGATGTGATCGTCTATAAGGGCGACGATCCCGCTTCGGCCAGCACTTGGTCTCTTCGGGGCAAGTGGTTTATCGGCCCGGTGCCTCGCGGTCGTCGTTGCGCGGGCAACTTCGGCGGCGAACTCTACCTCCTCTCGGCGTATGGACTCCTCCCCATCACGCGGCTGCTCAGCGGCCAGACCATCATGGAGGAGAATATCTTCGTGACCAATCGGGTTGCCCCGCTGGTCAAGACCTACATGGACGATTACCTCACCAACTACGGCTGGGAGGTGAAGTTCGTACCCTCGCAAAATCTACTGATGATCAGTGTACCGAAGACCGCTTCGACACCGTTCATTCAGCTAGTGCAGGAGCTCAATACGAAGGCATGGTCCCTGTACCGAGCTTTCCCCATGCAGACGGGCGACACGTGGAATGGAAAATTCTACGTGGGCACGAATGACGGACGCGTAGTCCTTCACACGGGTTCGGTAGACAACCGCTTGCTTTCGAATCCCACCAACTTCATCGACATCGACTGGGCAGGACTCTCTGCGTACAACGACCTCGGTCAGCCGGGAGTCTATCACAGGATCCATACTGTCCGCCCGGTGTTCCTCGCGAACGCTGCTCCGGCGTTCATGATCCGTAGTCGTTATGACTACGATTTGACGGAGATTCTCGATGCACTCCCACCCTCTGGCGTCACCGGCGCAGCCCTCTGGGATACAGCAGTGTGGGACGCAGCTATCTGGGGCGGAGACCTGCTTCTCTACGACACCCCCTACGGTGGATCCGGCATCGGTCGCGCAGTCGCCAACGCCGTCAAAGGACGCTCGCGCGCTCCCACCGTCATCGTCCGGCTTGACATCTTCGCAGATTCAGGAAATTTCCTCTAAAATTGTTCCCGCATCCACTTCTGAAGATAAGGAATTCTTCTATGAAGCTGTCGGATACATGGGCGGGGAAGATTTCCGCGGTATCAAATTTGTTGAAGAGGGCCGCGTCCTTGCTATGGTCGGATATGACTACTGGACGCTCAATGCAGTCCACGCTCACATCTACATCGGTGACGCTAGAGCCCTCGTCGGCCGAATCTTTTTACGAGAGATCTTTAGATACCCATTTGAGCAAGCCGGACGGGGGCTTGTAATCGCCTATACTCCCGCGTACAATACGCAATCGTTGAAGCTTCAACGCTTCTTAGGGTTTCGAGAGATAGCTCGAATTCCCGACGGATGGGCCATCGGAAGTGACATGGTCATTTCCGAACTCAGGAAAGAATCCTGTGTTTGGCTGAGGCCCATCCATGAGCAAACGAGCTCCCGCTGCACCTGATTACGTCGGCGCTGCTCAGCAGCAGGCCGCGAGTTCTCGCGAAGTTACCAATCAGCAGACTTGGGCTAATCGGCCCGAGCAGGTAACTCCGTGGGGCTCCCAGACGTGGCAGACGGAGGCGGTGACGGACCCTGCTTCGGGCCAGTTGGTCACGAAGTGGACCCAGAACACGAACGTCGATCCGCGCCTCCAGAGCGCGCTGGATTCTGAGCTCGCTGTTCAGCAGACCCGTAATAACCTTGCTCAGAATTTGTCTGGCCGTCTAGAGCAAGAGTTCGGGCAGGCGGTCGATTTTAACCGCTTCACCCCGATGGGGCAGGGAGTTCAGGCGCAGCAGCGGGTGACTACACCCTCGGTTCAGGCCCGAGTATCTACACCGCAAGCACAGAGCCGCATTGATGCCGGAAATCCTGAACAGATTCAAAGAAATTTGAGTACTGACGGGCTCGTCGACATCAATCCGGCTCAGCGATATTTTGATCAGGCTGGTGATGCGCTGTATGATCAATTCGCTAGCCGCGCTGATCGCCAGTTCTCTAGAGATGAAGATGCGCTTCGCACGCGGCTTTTGAATCAGGGCTTCAACGTCGGTGATGAAGCCTTTGACGAAGAGCTCCGCAAGTTGCGCGAGTCTCAGGGTGACCAGCGTCGGCAAGCGATGTTTGACGCTACGCGGCTGTCCGGGCAGGAAGCCTCCCGGATGTTCGGTATAGATTCGACGGCGCGGGGCCAGATGTTTGGAGAGCGCTCTGCACAGGGTCAGTTCGTGAACGATGCGGCTGACCGCGCGTTCGGTCAGCGGATGAATCTCAACGCTTTCAATCTTGGCCAGAACCAGCAGATGTTCGGACAGGATATGGCGCGAGCTGCCTTTGATTCTGCCGAAAATTTGAATCAGTTCAGTCAGGGAATGCAGGGCGCACAGTTCGATGCGGCCCAGAACGATCAGCAGTTCCAGCAGCAAATGGGATCTTCACAGTACCAGAACCAGCTTCGCCAGCAGCAGATCGCGGAGACTCTCCAGCAGCGTGGCTTCACGCTCAATGAGATCAACGCTATCATGTCGGGGCAGCAGGTCCAGATGCCGACGATGCCGTCGTTCAACCCCGCCGCTGCCTCGCAGGCGACCAACTACCTCGGCGCGGCGCAGATGACGGGTCAGGCGAATCTGGATCGTTTCAACGCACGGAATCAGGCGACGCAGGGTCTCCTGAGTGGTGCAATGGGCATGATTTCCCCCATCAAGATTCCGGGGATGAGCTAATATGTCATTCAACTCAGAGCAGATCGCACAGCTCGTTGAGCTCGGTGTCCTCTCCGAAGAGGAGGCTGCACTCCAGACTCAGATGGCTGCGGCGCGAGCTATCCGCGAGGGTAAGGGTCCGGAAGGGCGCTCTTACGGCGGCGTCTACACGGCTGCTCATCCCCTCGAGCACATCGCGCACATGCTCCGCCAGCGTCGGGCTCAGGGCGAGATCGACATGGGTGATCGGCGCATGGGTGAGATCCGAGACAAGCGCCAGAAGGTCCGGGCGATGTATGGTAACACCCTCATGGGTAACGACGGCACGGTGTCGAACACCCAGATCGACGTCCCGCAGGTGGCTCCGCCGGATCTTTCCGGTGTGATGGCCCCGCGGATCCCGGCCGAGCCTGTGGCCCCGCGCAAGCCGCAGAAGACCGACCCGATGAGATACTTCGGAGCGCCTAATCCGTTCTGGGGTGGCTAATGGAAGACCTCTACGAGTCACTGCTGAGCCCCGCACCCACGGATCCTGAGCGGATCCGTAAGACTGCTGAGCTTCTGCGTCAGCGTCGTAATCAGGGTGTGGCCGGAGCTCTCTCGGGCGATCGTGTGCTGGCCCCCATCGGGCAGGGCATGATCAAGACTGCGGACGACTCGGCCTCCGAGATCGGTCAGCGGCGTCAGGACGAGGCGCGGCAGGCTGACGTCCGGACCTACCAGCAGCACCAGATGGATTACATGGATCGCAACCTCAACGAGACGATCCGTAACAACAATCTGGACTACCTCTCGCGGCAGCGAATGGCTGACGCTGCGATGATGCGCGCTTCGGGCGCTGGCGATCCGCAGTTCCGCAAGATGACCGACTCCACCCTGAAGCGGGCAGAGGGCGCGGCTGCGGATTTCATGGGTCTGCAGGATCTCTCGGATTCCTTCCGCGACGAGTACGCGGTAGGCGCTCTGCCGTTCAGCCGCCGCGTCGGTAATTTCCTCTCCTCCACGGTGCCTCAGCTGGCGTCCAAGGATCAGGAGGAGGCTCAGCGGTGGTGGTCGCAGGCTCAGCTTCTGTACAACCTCCCTGAGCGTTACAAGCTCTTCGGTGCCACGCTGACCACGAACGAGAAGAAGTCGTGGGAAGCTGCGACCTTCAACCCGGACATGACCGCGGATCAGATCCGTACGAACATGGCGCTGATCACCAGCATCCATAATCGTAAGGTGCAGCAGATCCGTAACAACCTCATCCGTGCGGGCTACCGTCCAGAGGAGGTTGAGGGCATCTTCGAGCAGGTCCAGCTTCCGGGCGAGATGCCGGGTAGCCCCGGCCCGACGGGTGGTGCGGCTCCCAAGTTCGAGATGCGCTCGTCGCGGTCGCGTGCGGGCGGTCCCTCGCTGGCTGAAATTGATGCAGAGATGCAGGCTCTCAAGCAGGAGCTTGGATTCGAATGACCCCCGAAGAGCGTCTCCAGAAGCTTCAGCGGCTCCGTGAGCTCCAGCAGATGCGGAGCGAGCTAGGCGCTTCTGAGGAAAAGGCTGGCAACCCCATCTCCGAGTTCTTCAGCGGTGCGGGGCGTCAGATCCTACGCACGAGCGCGGGTCTCGGTAACCTGATGCAGTTGGATCGCCTCGCCCCGGGCAGCTTTGGAGACGATACGCTGAAGATGATGGATGCCGAGGAGGCTGCGCGCCCGAAGTCCACGGCCCGTGAGTTGGGTAAAATTGGCGGAAGTTTGGCCGCTACCGCACCCCTAGGCGGTGTTCCCACAGCCGCTATGCGGCTCCCAATGGCTTTGGCGGCCATGTTCGGGCAGGGTGCGGTGCAGGGTGCGGCCGAAGCGGCTCCCGACGAGCAGGCGACCGGCGCGATGCAGGGCGGACTCCTCAGCGCGGGCCTCGGGGCTTTCGGCCGGTCTTCCGGCCGTGCTGCGCGAGGTCTCGTCAACAAGAGCGACGACGCCGAGCTGCTGCTCGCTGAGGCCCGCCGTCAGGGTGTGGATCTGGAGTTGCCGCTGGCGAACGCCGCGAGCGATGCCGACATGACCAGCCGGTACTTCAAGACCGTGTATCAGGGCGGGCTACCCATTCTCCCCGGCGTGGGTGGGCGTCTTCGTGGGCAGGCAGATGAGGCGGCGGACAAGACTCGTAAGATGTTTGCTCAGCGGGCCGTGCCTCCGGGCAAGACTCTCGCTATGGGCGGCACGGAGGGTCCGGAGCAGATCCGTGACGCTCTGCGTACGATGTACGACGACGTCTACGACGAGACTGTCAACAAGTACGCCTTCCAGATTCCCTCGGATATGCGGCAGCGCATTCTCAGCCGCATCGACTCGTCTATCGACCCCGTGATGGTCGCGGCGGGCAACGTGACCCCTGAGGTCGCTCGCCAGCGCGCGGCCACCATCATCGAAGAGTCTGTAGCTGAGATGATGGCCGACCCGGCGTTGACTAAGATGGGCGCGAATGTCATCGGCGGCAAGAACCTGATGTCAGCGCGTGCGCGCGTGCGTGAGCGCATGCGGCCTGAGTCTGAGCGCACGCAAGGTGCGATGAAGGCGGGCAGCAAGGCGATCGATGACGTAATCCGCGACGGCATCAACCCGGCGGATCAGCAGGTCTGGGATCAGCTGCCCGGTCGGTATCAGGTGTTTGCGGGGTACGATGAGGCGGTGCGGGCGGCGAATAAGGAGAAGGGAAACTTCCGGTTCGGTCAGCTCGCGGACGCTATGGAGAATCGTGATTCCCAGATGCGTGATCTCGCGGTGGCTGGCCGACATGTCTTCGACAATGCCAAAATTCAGCCGACGTGGCAGGGTGTCGCGGCGATGACTGCCCCCATCGGCGGCGTTGCTTTCGGCAATCCCCTCGCTGCGACGGCGATGGGTGCGGCCGGTCCCTTCCTCTCCTCCAGAAGCGCTCAGCGAGCGTTGATGGGGGACACTCGTATGCAGAAGGCTCTGAAGGAGTATCTGGCGAAGTATCCTGACCTCGCCCCGGCGGCGGGATACCTCCTTCGTCAGAGCGCTGTTTCCGGCTCGGTGGGAGAGTAAAATGCCTCGTGATTCAAACGGTACTTATACCCTCTACACTCCGGGCAATCCGGTTGTCGCCGGTACGGTCATCACGTCGGCGTGGGCGAACAACACGATGGCGGACATCGCGTCTGCCTTGACGGGTTCTCTCGCCCGCAACGGCGACGGCGGTATGACCGGCGTTCTGCGTATCGTCGATGGCATTGTGTCTGCTCCGGGGTTGACGTTCGGTAACGAACTCAACATGGGCATTTACCGCATCGGTGCAGGGCAGATCGGCATCTCCACCGGTAGTGTCCTTCGGGCTACGTTCGACTCCAATGGCATCACCGGTACTCACGTCGGTAACGGGTCCGGCCTGACCAACCTCAACGCGAGCAACCTCGCGTCGGGCACGGTCGCGGACGCGCGCTTTCCTGCGACGCTTCCCGCGATCAGTGGCGCAAATCTCACGAACCTTAACGCCACAAACCTCGCGACCGGCACCGTGGCCGACGCGCGGCTGTCGGCGAACGTGGCGCTGCGCGGCTCGGCCAACACGTTCACCGGCACGCAGATTGTTCGCGGCGCGGCCGGGCTGCGCTTCGAAATCCAGAATTCCGGCGACCTTGACCGCGGCGGATTCCTGTCGGACACGGGGACGGCGTTTCGCATCGGCACGAATTCCGGCGTACGCGGTATCGAATTCGCACCCGACGGGATTGTGGCGGGCAGCATCGGTGCAGCGCGCAACTGGACCATCAACGCGCCCGCGAGCGGTACAGCGCT